TTTTTCTTACATAATATCATGACTTAACATAACTAAAATGTACTTCACAAATCACGACTTAACGCAACTTTGTGGAATTGGCTAATACATATTCCCCATAATCTCAGTATTTGCAAAGGTCGTGGGATCAACACCCCCGCCCGCATTAGCCGAACGAGCTTGGATGCCTGCCTGTGGGCAGAAAACTTGGTAACGAAAATCATCACCTGCGGCTTGAAAAACTTCATAGCGCGCTGTCGCGGGATATCTTAAAATCAAGACACCATTAGTAGTCGTGTGGCTACTATTAAAGTCACCTTCCCGCGTAGGTAACATATTATATTGGGAGTTAAATGGAATAGAAATATCAATCATCGAAACTCCATTCGATATTTGGTACATCATCTCCATTGGTTGATGGTAATCTGCAAACCCCCCTGCTGTGACAAAAGTCGTTCCACTCCAAGTTGAAAGAGTGGCGGCACTGTTACCCATCACAGCACCTGAATTCCATTTAGTGGTTATTGAACCAGGATGCGAATTATACGCAACCATCCCTGGTTCTGAACCATAAACATAGATTCTAAATTTTATATGGCCTGACCACGCGGAGAAAAGTCCAGCCCAATGTGTATATAGTTTTACTGGTAAGTAAGCTATATTGTAATTGGGTCCAGGACTTGGCATATACAAAATGGCCGCTCCGTCCGTCAACTTAGTCCTCAAAGAATGTCTTCTCAAAAGCTCATGAATATCAGTAACACAATACTCAAAGTGTCTACCTATATCCAACTTGCAAGGCATATTGACTTGTATTGGAGATTCGCTCGCCGTATTAGCTACCACAGTTGTTTCTGCAGATCCGCCTACGGTCGGAACGTCTTCAACTGGCTCGCCAGTTGGCCCCTCAGCTTCAAATTTCTCTTCCTCATCTTCAGCCATGATCGCTGGAGCAAAATTAGTAATCGTAATACGAGAACTAGAATCAAACTCAACCAGTGGAAAGAGCTTTGGCTCGTACACTCGAACATTTTCAAG